TATGGACTGAAGATACTTTACGCAATTTAGGTATCAAAGTGTTGAAAGGATAGTATAAATAGTATCATGGCAAGTTTATTCGACACATTACAAGCACAAGCATTCAGGGCTGGAGTATCTCCTCGTACGAAGGAGTCTCAGCAATGGTTTCAACGCAACGTTAAGAAATTAGGTGATATAAATCGCCGAAGCTTACTTAAAGATGATGCATTGGACGTAACAACTAAGCCTAAGATCGGCGATATGATGATGTATTTTTATGATCCTAAGCATAAGGCAACCCTACCATACTATGATAGGTTCCCTCTTACGATTATGGTTGAACCTGCAGAGGGTGGATTCTATGGATTAAACCTTCACTACCTATCGCCAACGGTACGTGCAAGATTCCTTGATGAGCTAATGAAATTAGGCCCAAAGAACATGAATGACACTACACGTCTACAAAGAATGAGATACAAAACACTTAAAGGTGTTACTAAATACAAAGAATTTAAGCCATGCTTCAAGCATTATTTAATGTCTCATGTTGAGTCTAGGATAGTGAGAGTACCTATGACTGAATGGCAGATTGCAATATTCCTACCTACTGAGCAGTTTAAGAACGTCAAGGCTCAGTCAGTATGGAGATACTCGAGGAAATCATACGCATCATGAACAGCATAGACAATCTTAAGGCGACAATATCTAAGAAGGGCGGTGTTGCAATGCAGAACCGCTTCCAAATATTCTTTCAACCGCCTACAGCGAATAGCATGAAGTCTCTATTAAATAGTGATCCTAAAGTTTTAGTAGGATCTCTTGCAAAGAACGCTGTATCAGGCGGTAGTATTAAGAATATGATACCAGATCCAAGAGATATATCAATTCTATGTGAATCAGTTAACCTACCAGGTAGACAGATCACTACAATTGAATACACTGCTGAAAAGCAATCAATTAAGATACCTTATGGTGCTATAAACGAAGATGTTACTATGTCTTTCATACTCACTAATGATTACTTCATGAAGAAACTATTTGATTCGTGGCAATCAGGTGTATTTGATATGGAAAGATATAGAGCAGGATATAAAAAAGATTTTACGACTGATATAATTATACAACAATTAAATCAGCAAAATATTCCGGTCTACGGTGTTAAGTTGGAGAATGCATTTCCAGTTACCGTAAGCTCGATAAATATGGATAATAACAGTGAAAACACTATCCAGAAACTGAATGTGACTTTGAGTTACGAAAACTTTGTGACCGAGGACATAGTAGATACGATTAAATCGACTGCTGGTGTCGTTGGTGCAACACTTGGTATTTAATATAATAGGAGAATATAATGGCTTTACCACAGCTAAATAATGCAAGATATGAGGTAACAATACCTTCAACAGGTCAAACGGTAACGTATAGACCATATCTAGTGAAAGAAGAAAAGATTTTAATGATGGCGATGGAGTCTAATGATAGTAAAATGATCATGAAAGCTACAGGCGATGTTATTAAAGCATGTGTATATGAAGATATAGACGTAGATAAATTGGCGATGTTTGATGTTGAAACGTTGTTTTTAACACTAAGATCTAAATCAGTAGGCGAAAGCATTGATTTAAACATTAAATGTGATAAATGCGATTCAAGAAATGATGTACAAATAAGCTTTGATGATATAAAACAACCAGTCGTTAATGATGAAAAACGTGTAATAATGGTAACTGACGATGTTGGAATCACCTTAAGATATCCATCATTTAAAGATGTTAGTTTAATTAAACCTGGCGATGATGAGTCAATTGAAGGTGCTATGAATTTAGTAGTGCAATGTATAGATAATATCTTTGATGACGATGGTGTATATGATGCAAAGAATGAAACAAAGAAAAGCTTAACTGATTTTGTAGAGTCTTTAAATAACGAACAGTTCATTAGGCTATCAGACTTCTTTCAGAGTTCTCCGTCATTATCATACGATATGGAATTTAATTGTGTATCATGTAAAGAGCCGAATGTGCAGGAGCTTAGAGGTCTTCAAAGTTTTTTTACGTAGGCCTCTCTCATGATAGCTTAGTTAATCACTATAAGACTAACTTTGCGATGATACAGCACCATAACTGGAGCTTAACAGAATTAGATCAGATGATGCCTTGGGAACGTGAGATATATGTTACTCTATTAGGCGAATGGATTAAAGAAGAAAATGAACGAATTAAGAAGGATCAAAGGAGACAATAATGTCTGAAGAAATTAAAAAGTTAGATCATCCCGCTGATACCAACGGTGATGGCAAAGTATCTGACGAAGAACATGATATGTATCTTGATGCAAAGCGTAAAGAGCTTGAAGATGCAGATGCAATGCGTGATGCTCAAAGAAATATGACATGGTTTGCATTGTTTGGATTAATACTATACCCATTTGCGGTTGTTGTAGCATCGCTTGTAGGGCTTGATGAAGCGGCCAAGACTTTAGGGTCCATGGCACCTACATATTTTGTTGCAGTTGCTGGTATTGTTGCAGCGTTCTTTGGCACTCAGGCAATGGGTAAAAAATAAGGATAAGACATGGCAGAAGATAGCGGATTGACCCCAAATAGTTCTAATACACAAGAAAGAACACTCCTTGATGTTGTAAACGAGTTAAAAGAGCTTAACCAAGCTACGCAAGTCGCTCAAGACTCTGCAACATACACACAAGATCTAAGAGATTATGTCACAAGTCAAGGTGACAACCTATCTTCACGTCAATTAATGGCCATTAATGATCTCATCTCTGCTATTAGTGATGGTGAATTAGATCAAATGGAAGCTGATAAAGAACGTATCAGAAGAAACGAAGATCGTAATGATCTATTAGAAAAGATTGCTAATTCTACAAGTCTTAGTCTGGCTCAGTTGCAAGAAGAGTTTGGCGGTAAAGACCGTGGGTTTATTATGGGAGCTATTATTAATACGGCGATACGTGGTCTTCTCATTGGATTCTTTGCATCAGCATTCTTAGAACCATTTAAACTTATAGGGAAAGGTTTATCAGCAATTGGTACTAAAATTGGAAAGTTATTAGGTTTTACGGGGTTCTTTAAAGGTTTAAAAGTAAGTATTCAAACTAATGTTACTAATGGATTTAAAGCATTTATGAATATATTTAAGTCAAAGGGAAATAAACCTCCTGGATTCTTAGCTAAAACTGCAATGGAACTCAAGAAAGTTTTAGTCGATACATTTAAAATTCTAACCACTGTAATTGGTAATGTTACTAAAGTGGGTGGAGCAGTTGCAGGTTTTCTTTCTGGAAGGTTTAAAGCATTAGAATCTTTGACTAAACTTAAGTTTAATTTTCCAGTAACCTCTAAATTAATGTCAGGTATTTCGAAAGGTCTTAATGCGTTTTTTAAACCATTAAATGGACTTAGGAAGTTGTTTAGTGGTCAAGCAAATGTTGTTGTTAAATCTATTGATCGCGCTGGTAAAGCTTTAGGATCTTCAAGTAAAGTTGTTGGTAGTTTAGGAACTTCAATAGTAAAATTCTTCGGTGCTTTAAAGCCAATAAAAACAGTATTTGGATTCTTATCTAAACTTGGTAACGCGTTTAAAGGTGTAGGTAGAGTTCTTGGTAGATTCTTTGGAATATTTAACTTTATATTTGGATTCTTTAAAGGATTTAAAAAATATGAAGATGGTAGTTTTTTAACTAAAGTTTTTGCAGGTATTATGGGTGGCTTTAAGCAAATGTTACTCATGGGTCCAGTATTTCTTCTTGATGGAATTAAATGGGTGTTAACTAAAATAACAGGAGCTCTTGGATTCGAAGGACTTACTGGTTTTTTAGAGAGTTTCTCATTCGCCGAGATTGTAGGTGGAGCATTTGATTTTGTCACTGATACTATTATAAACTTCTTTGCACTTATGAGAGATACTATTGCTGATATAGGTATTGGTGGAATTGTAAAGAATATTGGTCTTACTCTATTAAAAGTATTTAAAAAGATCGCAACATTTCCTCAAGCAGTTGCTGCCGGCGGATTAGGCGCTATAGCTGCATCGATGCCAGGTGGTAAAACACCAATGGAAGGATTTAAAGAAGGATTTGATAAAGTCTTTACTGCTGGAGATACTGCTTTAGATGGTCTTAAAGCAAAAGCTGACGGTATGGATAAAAAAGGAATGCTTATTGATGCAAAATCTAGAGAAGGTAAAGCATTAAAAGATCAAGTATTCTCAGGACCAAGAATGACTGATCAGGAAGCTGCAAGACGTGATACTGCATTATATAACATACAACAAAAAGCTGGTGATACAGTAACAGTAATATCGAACGCTGCTAATCAAGCAGTAGATGCTGTTGGTGGTATGTTGGCAAATACATACACATAAAAAAAGGACCCTTTCGAGTCCTTTCCAAAATTAATTAAAATTAACTTTCTTTAGCAAGTTTCGCAAAATAGCTAAGTGTATCATCTTCATCTGATGAATTGTCCGCTGGTGGAAAGCTTGTATCGGCTGATTCCATAGTCGGAGCTGGAGCTGAAGTTTGTTGCAACATTGGTTCTGGCGCTGCAGTATGTCCGGCTGTTACACCTAATACTTTATTTAACTTCATACTTAACTCATCATAAGTTTTGTAGTTCTCTGGTAATAAGAAATCACCAAGAGAATAGATTTTGTCATACACTTCAGTAAGTCTTGCTTCATCTCCACCGTGTAGGGCAGAAGCTGAAGAGAATTCTGATTTGTCATAGTTGACCCACCCTTCTACTTTTCTGATTTTAATTTTGAAGTCTGCACCTTCCCAGAAATCGTAAGGATTTACTGGTTCTTCATCAGCGAACTGAGGTTGCATGACATCCATAATCTTATCA